CCTTTTACTTTGATGCTTTCTAATTCTTTTAAAGTAATTTGTTCACTAAAGCCTTTAGATTTAATAGTATCATAACCTATTACAATATCTTCTCCAACTTCCTTAGTTGAGCTCTCAAGTCTAGCTGCAAGGTTTACCGCATCCCCTATAGCTGTGTAATCAAACCTAGTTTCACTACCCATATTACCAATAACTGCATAACCGCTATTGACTCCTATGCCTATTTCTACATCTAAATCAGCCATTTTTATTTTGTCTTGTATTTCTTTAGCACACAATACTGCTGAAGTTTCATGTCCTGGTAAATCAATAGGAGCATTAAATATGGCCATCATAGCGTCACCTATGTATTTATCTACCATACCATCATATTTTTTAACGGTATCAGCCTGTATTGTAAGAGCTTGATTCATAATTTCTGTAACTTGTTCAGGTTCTAATTTTTCAGACATGGCAGTAAAGCCACGTACATCAGTAAAAAGAAACGTGCAGTATCTACGCTCTCCACCAAGCACTAGAGAACTAGGATTATCTTGTAGTTTTTTTACTTGGCGTGGATCAAGATAGTGTTCAAACTGTTTCTTGATTTGTTGACGCAGTTTGTATTGTTGCCTAAACCTTAAATAAAAAGCTATAGATCCTGAAATAAACTCTGATATAAGTGTCCAAGACACGTCTACTAACAAACCTTTACTTATAAAGTAATATCCTGCACCACCAGTAGTAATCATTAACATGGTTGCAACAGTAATACCCCAAGTAATTCCTAAGTAATGAAGTGCAACCCAAACCAAACTAACAAATACAATAAGCATCATTAGTTCAGCAGCTAAAGACCAGTCAGGTATATAAGGACTGTCTTGTATAAGTATTGATTCTGCTAGTGCTGTTTGTATTTTATGTGGTTCTAACAAACCAACAGGTGTTGCAATCTGCGGCATAACTCCGTTAGCGGTAACACCTACAAATACAAACTTACCTGCTACTTTCATTTCTTTTAAGTCAGTTTGTGGAGTATCAACCCAACTAATCCACTTACGACCAAGGCTATCTGTTTTAACAGGTGGTATTCCTCTTATTGATATTTCTTCTATACCATTATCATTAGTTTTTATAATGTAAGTTTTTACATCAAATAAAGATTTATATATTTGTGTGCCAAAACTAGGAATCCACTCATTATTGGGCGTGCTTACAAGTAGTGGTATTCTTCTTACAAGCTGGTCAATATCAGTAGGCGCTATAGCCAATCCCTGTAAAGTGCTTGTACTTAATGTTTCAACATTTTGTACTACACCCTCTGAAACAATACCTTGAACAGCTTTACCTTTGACAACAGTACCAGTTGGTTTTGGAAAATTGTTGCTTCCATCTTCAAACATTGCCAGCACTGATGGAGCGTATGCTAATGTTTGTGAAAAAACCTTATCACCACCCATTCTGTCTGGTTGTGGAAAAGACATAACCCAACCAACCCCAACGGCTCCTTCGTTTATTAGGTCAACCTGTAATTGTGCTAGTGTTCTTCTGGGAAATGGCCAGCCGCCCTCTTTAGCAACATCTTCTTCTGTAATATTTAATATGACAAAATTGCCAGATTCTACCTGTTCTTTAACTAAAGCATCAAAAGTTTTTAGTTTTAGTATTTCTGTTGGGGTAGACTGAAACACTAGAGGTAATGCTAGTGTAATCAGTATAGGTAGTATTAATTTCTTCATTTAATAGTCTGACTTCTCAAACAATTTATCAATCGCAACATGTTGTTTATCAAACTGCTCTTTGGTTGTTCTGTCTTCTAACTCTTGCGCTTTAGTAATAACCTTTTGTATATCATCAAAGTTATTCCATGCAGGCTCAAGATTGTCACACCTTGCCTGGTCTAACATTATAGCTAGAGGGGTTAACGATTCGTGGTCTTTTAAACCTAGTGCTATAGCAGGCTTGCCATTATCCCACACACAAAACAAAAGTAAGTCGTTAGAATTTTGTAGCATTAATGTCATTTTCTCGTAGCATTTTTGTAGTGTAGGCTTACTCATTATTTTGTTTCTCCTCGATGATTGTAAATGATTTACACTTTTGCACTTCGTCCCATTTAGACCTTTTGATTTTAGTCCAATGATTTGCTCTGTGTGTGCTAAGATAAGCTGGTCTTATCTTTACCCACTTCCAACCAACATCTCCTATTTCAAAATGATGATAACCATGAGACAGTCTATTTGCTAAAGTTGGGTCGTTATAAAACCTAACAATATTTCTAGGTTGTTTTGTTTCTTTGTGTTTCGGTATCGGTTTGATATAAAAATTTAACATATTAATAACTCCTTATTTTTAATATACTTATCATTATACAGACAAATAAACAGAAGTCAACACTTTTCTACACTTAATTAATCTGACTGAGTTATTGTAATTACTGAATCACTACCACCATTTACTTTTATAACATTAGATATTCCATCTTGTATAAGTATAACTGTATAGGCATTTGAGCCATCTAAATCTACTCGCACAGATTCATTTACTTCTCTTCTTAGGCTTACAAGGTTTCCTGTAATAATTGTTGTTATTTGTGTTTCAGCGTCTTTGCCAAGAGAAGTGCCGCTAATTTGCGTGCTTGTGGCTTGTGCTAATTGGTCTTCATCATCTGCAATAGCTAGTGCGTCAAGAACATTAAGTAAGTCTTCTAAGTAATTTACATCAAGGTAGTTTATATCCAGTTCCGTAAAACCCAAATCATCTCCTTCCAAAAAATCTTCTGCTAAATAATCTATATCTAGGTCGTTAAAGTCTAATACGCTATCAGTTTGTGTGCTTGTAGCTTCTTCTTCTATGCTTGCTTCTTCTTTGGGCGGATTAACAATTAACATATTATCTATAACATCTAATGTTAAATCTAAAATAACTGGTTTGGTTGGAGCTGATTCAAATACACTTACTGTGGTAGCTTCATAAGGTTTATTAAGCAAAACAGTTCCCATGGCTGTAACTACTTCTATTTCGCCACTAGAGAGTCCTAGAGCGTCGGGTAGCAATATAATAAGGCTACGCCCTAGTTCATCAACCGTAGCAGTGAAATCCGTACCTCTAATAGCTATTTGAGCAGTGGGTGTTTTGAGCTTTATGTTTTGTTTGTCTATACGGTTGAGATTACCAGTAATAAACCTTGCTGTACCCAAACTAAACGTAAGCGACATTTTTGACTTTGAGGGGTCGGGGTCGTAGATATATTCATCAATAAGAAGCTGTGAATGTTCTGTAAGACTAACAATACTATTATCCAAAAAAGTAATAGCCATACGGCCATCTTTGGTTATAGCCTCATCATTACTTTGAATAGCAAACTTTAAATCAGCAACATAAGGTTTATCTCTAACAATTTGAGCCGTACCTTTTAATTCAGATATATCTCCTATATCAACAGCTTGTGCTTGTACCTTGGTCGTTTTGAATGACACAAACAGTAGAAGCAGCAGTGCCAGAAACGGATATAATTTTAAGCCAGTCATTATCTTGGGTACTCAGTTGTTGAATATTAAAAGTTCTTGAACCTCCGGTATGGTCTAACCAAAAATACCCACCTGCTGAAGCATTAACACCTGCACCTGTATAAGTAACTGCATTATCAGAACCATCAATATCCATATAGTTAGTTGCTCCATCAATATTAATATTTGATGTAACTGTATTATTAGAGCCTTGAATAATCCAGTCTAAATTTAGGTTTGCTGCTAATGCTGTAGTGCCTTGGTTTAAAGTAAAAGTATTACTACTTCCTGTAACTGCTACATTATGGTCAGAACCAGCAGAACTATAGGTATTAGTTGGGTCCACTTGAATAGTAAATGTATTAGTGCCACCAGTAAAGTTATATAATCCTGTAAAAGTATTAGCGTTTATATCACCTAAAAATTTATTAGTTGCACCAATCATATTAATATCTAGTGTCATACTGTTACCGTCTAAATCGAAAGCATTAACGCTGCCAGCAGTTGAGTTTAACCCACCAATAATATTAGATATACCTAGTTGCTCTAGGTCTATATTTGCACCGGTACCTGACTGGTCAACATAAATTTCATTATCAGCCGCGTACATTGTCGATGCAGTCAGCATCACAATCAGGCTTATCAATTTTAATTTCTTCATTTTTTAATTCTACTCCTTCATTATTATTTTGTAAAACCCAATAACCTTTTTCATACCCGGCTTTAACTATTTCTAAAACTCCACCTTCAATAGCTTTCATTAAAGCTATAGTTGATGACTCGTTTCTTGCATTACCTAATTCTATTTCCACTAACTCAGTACCGGCTTCAATAAACCTAAACACATCTTCTGATTTACCATAACTAAATATTGTTTTTTGACTTAAAACTTCTAACAATACTTCTCCTGTTGCAACTGACACCATACGCATACTTATGGTTATATTGTCCTCTCGATAGATTACACTTTTGCCAACGCCTAAATACCTGGCTCCTAAACCACCGCTTTCTAAATTGGTTTCGTAAGATATAACAGCTCCCTCTATTAATATGCCTGCAAATAATAAAGGTCTAAGTGCTTTTTTTTTCTCTTCTTCGCTAGCGGACTGTTCTCTAGCACTACGAATAAGCTGTCTTTCTTTGGTAAGGTTGTCTAAGCCAACTCTTTCAACAACTCTAAAAAATTGACCATTTCCAGCGTGTTTTAAGGCTCTTATAAGCAATGCGTTTGGTTGTTGTGTTATGGCTGTAGAGAACAAAGCAAACTCGCTATTGCTTTTTCTTTGTCCTGTTTGGTCTGTAAAAGCCATAGGATATACAGCGACTACAGGACTTATTTGTGGTATTGGTACATTTTTAAGCTCAACTGATTGTAAATCTTGTATTGTTACTAAATCATGAGTTGAAAATCTTTGCTCGTAGGTATCTTCAAATTGGTCAAATATAGAACAACTAGAAAGTAAAAGTACCAATAGGGATAACGATTTGAGTGATTGTTCCATCTTGCTCGGTTATAATTAGGGTTAATGTTACACCATCGCTAGTGTATTCGATGGTGTTGCCTTCTAGGGTTATTGTACCCGAACTTTGCGGTGTTTCACCAAAGAGATTATTAACCAATTGTCTTGATAATTCTGCATATACCCTTGATTCAAGATTACGCATAAACCTTGCAAGTGTAGAGTTTTCTTTTTCTCTTTCTATTTCTTCTTGTAAGGCCTTTATCTCTTCTTTAATGGTCAATTTTCTTGAAAACTCTTGGTTTTCTATAGTTAGATAATGTGAGCTAGTGCCTACACCATTAAAACTAGGAGATTTGAATTTATGCGTTATGGTGTCTGCTTTTAGATTTACGCCTAATATACCTAAAAATAAAACAACACCTATTACTACTACAATTTTAAAAAGTAATTGCTTTTCAGCTTCTTCTTTTTGTAGTAGTTTTTTTGTTAGCT